TATCATAAAGAAGTTATCCATAAAGTATAGATAACCTGTATCCGGGTCACAGCATTTGATAAAATCCTGTAGTTCTTTATCAGTTTTGAAAACTGTTTTAGTATAGGGATTTTTTACTAGTGATGGTGCATTACTCATAGTGAGTATTTAGTTTGGGTGGTGTTCCCAAACTAATATTTATGCGCTATAATATACACCAAATTCAGTGGCTTTAACTGTAACATAGGAATTGCCGGCAGATGGAGCAGTAGTAACCTCAACATAAATGCGGCTGGTTCCTGGATACCGTCCAGCAGTGTAACTACCTGGTGCAATTGAGTTGGTTGTAAGACTTTGACCAGTCACTACTAAATTTGGTTGATTGGCTATATTACTATCTTTAGTAACCAACAATTTAGTTATTTCAGTATAGGTATCATTGTTACCATCGTATTGAATAATTACTGTTAAATCAGTGGCAATAACACTGTCATCAGTAGTCAAATAAATTATTTTCGGCGAATTTGCTTCTGCAATAATTTGTCCTGTTCCAGGAACAATATCTAATACGACACCGTCAATACTTGTTCGTATTTGAGAGCCCGGGAAAGTTACTGCACCGGTGTTATCAAATACTAAATGTTTATAGTCAGCCGGGTCATTGGCACTAAAATTAGTTGTTAGAGTAAGTTGAGTATCTCCTATAATTTCACTTGAGGCAGCATGAATAATAACACTATTCCCACTATCACTCTTAAAGTTGAAATAATCAGTCCAGGCCGCATAATCAGTAAGAGCACCGTTTGAAAATCTTGAAACAATGGCAGGATCATATCCTCCCTGTATAAATGTTATAGGATCACCTACCGGATAATAAGTGTGATTGTTAGGGTCATTTGGGAACGTTAGAGTACCATCATCGCCAAAAGTCCAAACATTAGCATTGCCGGCTACACTCAGATTAATATTGCCATTTTCAGCAAGCGTTAGAGTAGTATTACCGGATATCAAGTTTGCTTGTAATCCTGTAGCACCGTTGACTTCTAAAATTCCGTCATTAACTGTAATTTCAGCAGTATTAGCAGTATTAGCACTGTCAGTAATATAGATAGTACCAGGACCTAACCACAAGTTCGCCCAACGATGCGTTTCGTCACCTAAAAAGTATGTGTTATCTGCTACAGGTATTACATTGGCAGTTGTAAATGTGTTATTAGCAAATGACAGATTTGCTGAAGCACCAAATAGATTACCACCAGCATTAAGTTGAATTGCACCAACTGCACCAGCAGGTTCACTATTTCCAGAACCTCCTCCGGTATTGATTAGTTGTAGATTTCCGTTAGTATCACCGATATAGATATCGTTGTTATTAAGATTAACTACTATTTCACCAGGACGAGCATTACCATCGTAGTTACTGATAGTCTCTTCCTGATTGTCTTTCATTATTGTTCTGGTAATACCAGTAATGTTTGCGTACGGTGGAGGTGGATTAGCCATAAAAATACTCACTTGTTAGTGAGTATTTATCAAAGTTTTTAAATTTATTTAATGTCTAACGGACGCTGTTTTGTAGCCAGTATACAATAGTACTTTTCACTTGTTGTTACCATTTCATTATCTGTACCACTTGGGGTTTGAATATTAAACTCTAATACATTAAAGTAATTGATATCAAAGCCACATCGTGTCAACAATGCAGCCAACTGTTGTTCACCTAATATACTATAGTGATTCAAATTCCATTCATGCTTGCGGTCGCAGTTTGGAGCAGGAACTTCAATATAAATTTTGGCATTTTGTTTCAATACACGATTATATTCCATTAAACTAAAGATAGGATATGGACTATGTTCTAGTGCATGACGCAAGAAAATAAAATCAATACTTTCGTCAAAGTAACCATCTTTTTGTGGTAGAAAACTTAAATCATACTTTGCAATTTTATGACCCTTTTCTTCACAAATCTTGATATCGCCTGGGCTTAATGTAACACCAGTAACATCTGTATACTCACGGGTTTTCATCTGGTCCAAGAAATATCCTGGACCACATCCTAAATCTAATATTTTACTATTTTTGGGTAGTTCAAGTGGGTCTATGTACTTTTCAACAACTTCTTTGGTGAGAGATTCATGCATTGGGCTGTTGCCCTCTTCATATATATGCTCAGTGTATAACCATTCGTTGTAGAATTTTAATTTAATTAAGTCTAGGGTGTTGTTAATATCAATCATTGAGATTCCTGTAATTTGATATAATTACTTATTCTCAAAACTGACAGTGAAATTATTTTCTCTTGTAACCTTTAAAGGGTTTTACTGTGCTTTGGGTGTTTACACCATCTACTTCTTTACTTTTTAGGTCACCGTGATTTAAGTCATGCATTTCACTACCTACAGCCTTGTATGCTTGTTTAAGCATTTTGGCTTCTATCTCGGTATAAGGATGAGCAGTATTGTAGCGACCACTATATGTTTCAGCATCTAGTTCAATTGGATTAACGCCGTCGGCACATGCAGTAGCCATCATAATACGATTAAGTTCATATGTGCGATCATAACCCCCTGGGTCACGGAATTTGTGTAGTCCAACTGTTGCATTATTTTGACGTTGTGTTGGATTTGCTATTCTGCGCTCAGTTAAGAATTCATGTGCTCTCATTTTCTCTTATATCCTTTAAATCCCTTTAAAGGACTAGTCTTATCTACATCAAGACTTTCTTCACTACTCGGAGTACTAATGAGTGTTTTCCCAACAACCCCTACTTCTCTCATAGCATAGTCAATGTCTTTTTCTATATCGCCGTCCATATATGAAGATACGATCATGTTCTCTCCCCACGGAGTCTCTTTATCAAACTTATAAGCCGGTATACCATCATTAGTACGTTCAACATGTCCACGTGCACCAGCCATAGCTACACCAAAACGATATTGTTTATAGAAATCATTATTAGGTAATCCTTGAATAGCATAGGTACCCGGTATCGCTCGTGATACTTCTTGGCTTAATGCAATTCTTTGAGATTCATTAATAAATTCTTTCGCTCTCATATTATGCGGCTTCAGTTGTAAGGTCTAGATTATCTTGAGTAGTCATTAGTGAATCATCATATCCATCTAGTTGTATATCCATACCACCTACAGTATCACCTAAGTATGTTATTTGCGCTGAAATAAAATGTAATAATACTTCATCAACAATTGGATTAACTAATAATCTAACATTCCCATCCAACACATTCATGTCATACCGTGTTAAAGCATTACCAAAAAAGGTAGTGCCGTATCCAGTAAACTTTACATTATTACTGTCATTTGATAGTTGTGCGGTTATTGTAATTTCTTGGCTATCAGGAGTACCGGTGTCACTGGATCTAATTTGAAAACTTGCTTGAGTGAATGTATTTGCAGGTGTTTCAAAAATAACTTGCTCAGGTGTATTACCTATTGAATATACTGTGTATGTAGTTGTACCAACATAAAATAAATTGCTAAAGTTATTATTAATCTTTTCAAACGCAACTCGTAATGGATCACCTTGTCCATCGTTGGGTGTAGCACCTACATTGATGTATTCTTGGTTATTATAGGGACCGAGTGGCTGCTCAAAGGTTAACATTTTTGCAGTAGGGTCGGTCAATTCAACGTTTGTAGCGGGGACTATCGCAACCGAGTTTGCAAAATTGTTAGTAAACAATGATTGTTGTAACGGATCAATAGAACTGTTACTGGGTACTAAACCCGTATCAATAACTTCTTGTGTCATTATAATTCCTAGACTATAATGTATTTATCAGAAGCCTAGCCAATTCTTCTTTGGTGGTTCAATGATGATGGGATTTTTACTACGTTGTATCTCTTGTAATGCTCTTATTGCTTCTAATTTAATTTGATTATCTGAACTTTTTGTCATTTCAACTAATATTGAAATACGTGCGGCTTCACTTACAGTAGCATCTCTACTTATTGATTTTTGTGCGTCTAGGTACAACTCAAAATCTTTGTTGGTAGCGCAACCAACTAATAACATACTCAATAATATTAAATATTTCATAATATACTATTATTTTACACTATCAAATATCTTTTTCTGTTCATTATACCAATCTTGCCATCCATCTACCTTAGTAGAACATTCGTGGTATAGTGAATAATTATAAACAATGACCTTGAGCATATCGGTTATAGCCACTTTATCACCTTCAATCTTTTTAAGACTTTCGCAACTTTTCATTAGTTCCGGAGTTGCATTAGGAAATTTTTGAGTTACTGGTACTGTCGTACTGCATCCTGCTAGTAATAAAGCAATTAATACATATTTCATTTTGTTGCCGCCTTATTTAATTCAGTAGCCTGATTGTGCAAATCTATAATTTCTTTAGGCACTGGACAGTTTTCGATATATTTGACAATTTCTTGATTCTTAATTACTTCTCTATCAACATATTGTATAATGTTTTTGCTCTTTTCACGTATAACTTTGGTCTTTTCAACAATTTTTTCTTGTATTTCTACATTTTTATTAGCCGATTTTGCTTCAGCTTGTGCTACCTTAGCTTCCATCTCTTTGACTCTAAGTTCCCACTCTTTGTAGTCTGCCAAACCTCCCTCAAGATATACACCTAAGACTAAAACTAACAGGCTTATGACCTGAATAGATAGTTTATAAGTTTTAACAAAAGGAATGAATCCTAGGACGAATCCTGCGATTGTGCCCAAAATACCTAATCCAAAGATTATATGTATTGCGGCGTCGGGTAGTATTGATAGAATAAACATAATACCCTTATTTATGCTTTTAATAGAATGATTTTACTTTATCTGCTATATATTGAACTTCGTTATCCGTCAATTCTGGATATATGGGAAGACTTATTACACCCCTAGAAAGCATTACACTAGTGCTCAACATGTCAGGCTTTGATAAATTGTTAGTTGTAGGTAGATCACCTAATACATACTCATAATGAATCTTACTGTCAATTCCGTCTGACAATAAATGTGTGTGCAAAGAATTTCTGTCAGGTAAATACATCACAAACTTTTGATGTGCGTGAGGGTCTGTTGTATCACTTAAACAAGTTAACGGTAGTTCTCTAAATTTGTCACACCAATACTTTGCTATCTCACCTCTACGCTTTTGCCATTCATCTATATACTTTGCTCTAACAAGAATCTGAGCACAATCCTGCTCACTCATCTTACTATTAGTTCCTACGTCATGGAATGCAGGCTTGTTGTTATCTTTGTATGTTGCGGCGTATAGATATAGTTGTTCGTCGTTTGTGACAATGGCACCGCCGTTACCTGAACTAGGTAGATTCTTTGTAGGGTCAAAACTGATTGACATTCCACTACCTACCTCACCGTCACAAACTAACCAGTGTTGTGCTCCATCTACGATTATTGCAGTTGCACTAGCATATCCTGCAATAGGCCAGGGTTTGCGACCACCATATCCCATAACACAAGTATATCCTTTAAGGCTATTCTCTACGTCAATAATACCGTTCTTATCTGTATCAACTAAATCTACATCCCATCCTGCAGTCAGTAATGAGTTTAATGTTGCTGGATAAGTTAAGTTAGGAATACAAATCTTAGGATTATTTTTAAATGTCTCTAAGTGTTTCTTTTTCTTGTATCTTGCAATAATCTCAAGTGCTTGTGTACCACTATGAACTGTTACAGCATATTGTGTTTTAGTACGATGCTTTAGCCATTCTTCAAACGAGCGGGTATAATGTCCACCCACAAGCTGACCATCTTTAAGGGCACGGTGAGTTGCGTCTAGTAACTCTTCACCAATGTTCTTATACTGTCTTGCTAATCCAAAATGGGGAACTTGACAACCAGGCATAATATCTTTCAAATCCTTCTTCTACGTCTACTTTAGGATCATACCCAAAATCTCTACGTGCGGCATCAATGTTCAATGCGCCTCGACTAGGAAAGTCTATATCTTTATCTTTAACTTCAATGGAACCTTTACCTGCAATCTTAACTGCTAGATTTGCAGCGTCTAACAAACTACGACTATGGCTCTTTGTAATATTATATGTCTTGTTGATTGTATTAGGACTTAATCCGGCAGCAACAATACCATCTGCAGTATCCTGTACGTATGTGAAGTCTAGTGTTTCACTAGCACCATTAACATTTAATGTTCCTCCGCGCATTGCTGTAAGCATAAACTTAGCAATAACTCTATCTTCTATATCAAGTGGACCATATACTGCACTAGGGCGGATAATAGTGTAACTAAAACAATTACGACGGCTGTAGTCTTTGACAAGGTGTTCTCCTGCTAATTTCATAATTCCATATTGACC